CTCGCGCCTTTCGTCTTGCTGCTTAATATAGTTGGTAAACAGCGTAAATTGCTCTCTGTTGTGCCTGTCCATTATGACATAAACCGCACAACAAAAAGCGACCGCTAAAGACAAAGCTACCCCGTTATCGAGTATCATGTCTATGAAGCGGTCTTTAGGGCTTTTCTCGTTCACGCACACCCATCATGCATAAAGCTGTAGTGGTTGCCGTCATTGAACGTACCGCCCCACACCGCATCTTCATGTAGCGTTACCCAGTAATCACCCAAAGGCTTATGGTCGCTAGTGGACGTTAAATACTTGCCGTCTTTGAACAGGTTTAAGTCCAGTGCCAGCCGTCTTTTATGTGCTGACTTGGAATGCCCGTAGCCCTCCTTAACACCGACTCCACCAAACACACGCGGGTCACGATAAGCGTCACCGACTGTTAGTTCGTAACCACTGGCATACGCCCAAGTGATTAACTCGCTAATAGCCAGTGTAAACTCTCTTTGCTTACTCCCTAAGCTCATACTCTACCCCTTACGCTTCATACGCGGCTTTTAAGTCGGCAACCAAAACATCATCGACTTTGTTAGTGGTCTGACTCGCCGCACGTTCTAGCAGTGAGAAGATTAGTTTTTCCAGAACCTTCTCAGCAAGGAAAGCCGTCAATAGTTTGAGGCCGATCTTACCTAGAGTTCTTAATAGTATCGCTGTCATTTTAAATCCTTAAAGTTCGCAAGAGGCTGTGTAACTATCAACCCATGTTCCGTTGCTTCCAGAAAGCGGTGTGCCACTCGCACGAACCATACTTTTATATACGTTAAGTGTGGGCGACCACGCAGAACTTGCGTTAACAGTAACAGCAGGGGTGGAATACATCAACACGGGGAAATTAACATCAGCCGCCCGCGAGAAGTTGGTTGAAGAGTTGAATTGAGGGTAGCCTGTCCAGCGCCCCGCAACCTCTTGATACCACTTCATACACTCAAGCTCGTCTACAGCGTAAGGCGTAGGCTCATAGCCTGTGGAGGTGTTACCTTCTTCGAGTTTGAACCACTCAAACCGATAAGTACCGTCAGGTAATACGAAGTCTGAACCACCATCTGATTGGAAGCCTGTTAACTGCATCGCAATATAATCAGCATCAGCGTTTAATGGAAGTGAAGAGGTCACGTTAAGGAAGGTTACTGAGTAAGTCCCGTAGGAATCTACTTCAATATCAACCTCACCTAAATCAGCCCAATCACCTGCGCTCACATCACGGCCGCGCATTTTAGCTTTTAGCTTCAATGGATTATCTATAAGGTTAGTTTTAAAGGTGAAGGTATAATCTGACCCACTCTTGAGCCGTTCAACTTTAAAGAATTGTTGGATAGTCCAATAACTTGTATGCCCTGCAACATTAACCGCCAGAACATCATATCCAATCCCACCTGAGTTCAATGTAGGGACAGAGATTGTAGTTGTGCCTCCACTCCCTGTTACGCTACGGGTATCCCAACGGTCGATGAATGTTCCACCTGCACCTGAACCACCATCGTTAGTCCCGCGTTGATGTATTTGGAAGTTTGAGTTATCTAGTATGTTAGGCTTAGTGACGAACCCACTGAGCCGCTCACCTAAAATTCTATCTGATAATTTTGCCATTATTAAATCCTGTTATTTCCATCGACCTTTGGCCGAAATAGCTACATAACTTGTACCTGAAACCCCTACGTTTGTTCTAACAAGCCGTACATTTACAGTAGTTAGCGATTGGGCAGGGGAGAAAGCATAACCGTTAGAATTGGCGAAATTACTTTGCGGGGTTACTTGAACTATAGGGACAGCGCCTACAAAAGCAACAGGCATAGTAACTGTAAAATCTTTAGTGGTAGCCGTACCTGCTGAATAGGCATAGCGCATATCTATGTCCATCCGACCATCACCGTATTTAACTACTCGCGTAACTCCATCATCAGTCACTACGTCAGGAATTTTAGCTTTAAGGTCAGCATCTAAACTATCCTCTACCACTAGCCCATCAGGTATAGGCTGATCTTTCTGGAGGAAAGATTCTAAGTCTAAGCCATAGGCATCAGATAACCGCCCAAAGTTCACGATCACCCACTCACTATTGATGAAAGCGAAATGGGCATACGCCCCTTTCAGGTTTAGCTCATAGGTGCTGCTGCCGTCTTGGGAGAAAGTGTTGCCGTTACCGTCTAGTGTAAACGGGGTTTCATCCCAATCGTTATTGAGATCAGCGAACGACACCGCTTCACCGCTTAACGGGTTAGCTGGCAGTAAGGTGGATTGCCCGCCCGCTGTGACATACCCGATACCTGCAAGAACTTCGGTAGGGATTACAGGCTCATACCGCCATACAGTACCGCCACCCCCAAGATCACGCCACTCACCTGCGGTTGAGTCATAGGTTTGGGTAGGTTGTCCCGCCCCGCGCCACCGCATACGATCTGTACCATCTACTGAGAACCGTGTTTCAGTGGCGTCTACTGCGTACATACCGCTGCGAGGAAAGTTAGTGAACGAATGGGCTGGTGATGCCTCGCTACCGTTTACACCGCGTATAGGCGCTAACATACCACCTTGCCCTGTACGAGACAGACTATCAGTGATAGCCGCCCCAATATCAGGCATGGTAGTGTTGGCCCAGTTAGAGGTAATAATCGTACCTGTGATTACGGGATTACCTGCAACCAGTGTAAACGTGCCTGTCGCGTTTCTAGCCATTATTCTTGTTCCTTCTGCGTTTTTTCGTAGCCGACATTTAGAGGGCCGCCTCTTAAACCTGCATTTCTTAGCGCATCAGCTACAGGACTAGCGATAATTTTCTGCCCAAGTTTCTGCCCAACTGTCTCACCTAATGTCAATCTCCCCCCAAAATCCATAGTGCCTTGATGGGTCGGAGTCCTCACAAAAACCCCTTTAGTAAAATCAGGCAGTATGGCGGGTTCTTCCCGCCCTACAGTCTTTTTTGCTGCATCAGCATACTTCTGTAGTGGTGCAGCACCTACAAACGTGCGAGCTTCCCCACCTACCGCCCCGACACTATCCATGAGCTGTTTAGATGTGAACATACCTTCCGTGTTTTTAGCTTTAGCTCCTGCTTTCTTAACGACTAGATACGCCCCGTATTTTTGATCTAACTGCTTCAACTCCCGCTGCGCGGTAGCGGGTAGGGTGTTTCGCAATGACACCCTCACGGTGTTTAACCCTTCCTCAAGTGCAGAATCCCCCGCCCTAGCTGCGCTACGGATGTTCTTTTTAAGTACGTGATCTAAGTTCTTGACCGCTTTAGGGCTAAAATCTTTAGACAGTTTTTTTAGATCGTGGCTTACTTTTCTTAATGCCCCTTCACCGTCCTTACCTATAAAAGTCCCTGTTTTAGCTAACACGTTCTGCATATCTACTATGTCAAGGTAGTGAGGTTTTTCCGCTTTACCCCATGCAGTAGTGTACGCATTATTGAACCCGTCTTTTAGTTGACGCGCTCTGGCGCGGGCGTTACCTCTTAAAGTTACGTTAGACGGGGCGGCAGTCTGCATAACTTTTAAGCTCCACTGCTCCTGTGCTTTTCGTCTAGCTTCGTCCCGCCCTTTAGCAAGAATAGGCAGCACTTGCATAACATTTTCCATTCCCCTAACCCCCGTACCTTCGGAGGCTAAGGCGGGAGTTAGAGGAATGCCGTGGTCAAGCATCTCTTGCGCTTCGGGGGTTTTTCTAATTCCATGGAACCCTTTATTCAAGGCTTTAGTTAATACCCCACCTACCAGTGCGTCTTTAGCTGCTCCGTAAGCCGCATCACCGCGATCTTCCCCTGCATTGGGTATTTGAGTCCCTGCTATCGTTGCTGCTGCTCCAATATCGGCAGTAAAAGGTGTCACTAAGTTTCTAGCTCCTACTAACCCACCTCTAATTTGTCTAGGCGCTTTAGCATTACGGGCTACGTTTGATGCTAGTTTTAAACCTCCTTTAATCGCTGCGCCTCCTACGCCTCCTGTACCGATTATCTGACCTACATCGCCTACTACTTCTCCTGCCGTACCCCATCCACTCTCGGAGGCATCTTCACGCCAATCGGCTAAAGTGGCTCTATCTTCGTCGTCTACTTCACTAACTAAATCTTTAATACCATAGTAAGTTTTAAGTCCTGATACCCCTAGCCCCTCCCCGAAATCTTCCAGCCCAGACTCAGGCGTGGCAGGGGGTAGGTTAGGTGCTGCGGCTTGAGTAGCTGCCGACTCCATTATCGCATCTGCTGATGCAGTTTCAGGCGTAGGCGGCGTTTGGGCCTGCTTTAGTTTAAGGTAGCGGTATCGGGCGGCTGCTGCTGCGTCTGCTTCTGAACTCATTTCACAATCCCTTCATATTGGCTTCATACGCCCGCATGAACTCAGCGTCATCTTCAATGGCATTAACGGCCCCTATGTCTTTAACCTCAAGAGGGTTAGCTACATCGTTTACACCACCTTCCTGTGGCGTGGCGGTATCAGGAGTGTTAAAGGCGTTCCAACCAGATCGAGAAACAGCATCGGCGTATTGACTGCCACCCCCTAACAAATCTATGGCTTCAAGTTCGCGCTGCCCTTTATTAAAGGTATCTGATAGGCGGTACATCATCTGATCTAATGTTAGACCTTCGACCCTCGCTAAGAAATCTTCCGAAGATTCTGCTTCACCTTGGGTTAGTGCAGCACCAAATAGCGCGTGGCGATCTTCCGCGCTCATACGGGAAAGACTAACGATAAAGTTTTTAGCTTCATCCGAGTAGCCTGAAAAAGACGACTTAATAAGGGCTTTAGCTTTAGAAGGACTAAAGGTGTTTAACAGCACCTCTTTAAAACGGACGTTACCGTCGTTAAGCTCTGCCTTAGCCTCACTTGACAGAGCGTTACCTTGTGCAGCTACACGCTCTGCTTTACCCATCATCATAAGAGATTTAAGTGCTTCCTTGTCTTGCGCGGCGTTTCCATACCCTACAGTTTTTGTAGTATCTGCGGTTTTATCTGCGGCCTTAGTCCACCCCGCTATACTGTCTATAACTTGACGGTTTTCATCCATCCACTTACCGTTGCCAAGAGATACTAACTGACGGGTATTCCCTTCAGCATCAGTGTATTCTACAGGGGCGGTTTCAACTTGATTTTGCTCTGTAGTGTACCGATCGTTTGCTATCTGGTTCTGCCTAGCTGTTTCGGCCTGTCTAGCTTTATTTAGTCCGTGGGTAGTCTCAAACTGGCTATCCGATACGTTATCTCTTTCCTGCTGGCGGTTAAGCTCGTACAAAGCCCGCGCATTCTTGTTATCCGCTATGCGCCCGCGTGTTTCATCCCGCGCTTGGGTAAGGCCGCGTAAATCTTTACGGCTTTTAGACTGTCGAACTACATCAGCAAGAACCGATAGTGGGGAAACCTGCCCATACCGATCTTGTTTTGTAGTGGCTACGCCCCGCGCTTGGGCTTGCTCATACTGCTCGTCTAGGCCCGCAAGCGCACCTTCATCTTGAGCTTGGGCGCGTAGTGCTATTGCCGTTTCATTAAGTCCAGCCATTTGAATGTTAATCCTTACGAAAAGAGGCCCAAAGGGTCAAATATCTTTTTAGGGTCTTTAAACCCTTCTTTTATGTGGTCTACTGTGCCTTCTGGGTTTCCTAGCTGCCCCATATCACGAAGCAACTCACCCGCTGGCCCATCTTCATCCACTTTATCTGCTAAGGCAAACATATCTTCTTCCATGCCTTTGCCTGTAAAGGCGTCCTGTGTCCACTCTTTACTGTTGGTTGCTGATCTGCGCCCTTGCTCAGTAACAGCTTCACGTTCGCCAGCCGCATTGGTCTTGTACCCTTGGTGCATATTACTAGCTTTAGACGCGCCTGACTCGTTAGCCATTATAGCTGCGGCTATCCAACCTATCGGCCCTGCTGCACCTGCACCGCTGGCCGCTGCACCTGTACCCGCTGTGGCTGCTGTCGTACCTGCTGCGGTTGCGGCTTTTGCTGCTGCTGCGGCTTTTGCTGCGGCTGCGGCTTTTGTGGCTGCTACGGACGCGGCTTGGCTACCTGTTCGTAAAGCCTCTACAGTGGGCGCTGCGGTAGTGCCTACAGGGGCTACAGGAGCTACGGCGGCAGTAGTGGCGGGCGCACCTGTTACGGTTTGATAACCACTTCTTAACGCATCAGCGATAGGGGTCTTACCCTGCGCTTTCATAGCGGTATTATACCCTCTTACCGCGTACCCACCACGTTGCATAGCGTCTTGTTGCGCTGCCGCGTCATTTTGGGCGGTGACTGCGTTATAGTCCGCTAATGCCGCGTCCTTAAAACCTACGTTTTTAGCACGTTGTGCGGCACGGTATTTTTCGTCACCTAGCATAGCCATAGTTAGTTGCCTTACACTGAGGGGTATACAGATGAGTAAAAATCAGGAGCCATTCCACCTTGGTTTGCGGCGGCTAGTGCTGCGTCCTGCTGCATATTAGCTAGAGCGGCAGGGTCTATCGGCGCATCTGCGGCAACATCAGCGCCGCTTCGTAGTACAGATACCAGCTCTGGGGATAGTGAAGCTTGTTCACCACCGCCAAACGCCTCTTCTAGCAGATCATAAAGAGGTGTTTTATCCCCCATACCGTCATTGTAGAGTTTACCCGCCCCCATTAAATTGTTAGACAGTTGCGAGTTTTCCTGCATCTTCGCTTGGTTCTCTGCCTGCCCTTGGCGGGCTGCGGCTGATGCAAACTGGGGTGTGGCAGCTTTTGATGCGCCTCTAAATCTGGTGTTACCGTACATAATTAATACTCCAACTATCCGTTAAACAATTATTCGCTACTGCCGCCGTAGGTGTTGCTCATTTCGGCAGTGTTCATAGAACCGCTTAAAGCGTTAGCCTCTGACAAGCTCTGTCCGCGCTTACTGAGATATTCAGAAATCTCTTGCTGACGTAAGGCGTTAGCGCGTTCGTTAGTGCTTAGGTTCAAGCCCACTTCTTGCCTACCTTCCGATACTGCACCTAAACGCGCCATTTCATAGGCGTCATTCTTGCCGTTATAGAAGTTACCCATAGCGGAGTCGTAGGCCGAATCACCAGCTCTTAAACCTCGATCAGCCATTTGCCGTTCTAGTGTAGCTAGGCTTTTTTCATATTGCGGGTCAAGGCGTTGGGTAGCTCTACCATACGCAGCATCTTCGGCGCTAGTTCGGTTAGCTTCGGGGTCAAACCCTACCACGTCACCAAACTGCCCCCAATTAAGCGGCGTTGCCATGTCTTTTTTGACTTGGGCGCTTTTACTTTGCGCCATAGACGCTAAATCGGCGTTGCGTTGAGTCTGGGAGTCAAAAATCTTCTGTTGATCGCGGCTAAGGGCTTGGTTCTGCGTCCACTTAGTTGTCCACTGACCTGTGGCGGGGTCTTTCACTTTTTGCTGCTGCCAACGTGTAGTGCCAAACGCGGTGTTTTGGTCGGGGCGGTCAGCGTAGGTAGCGTCCCGCGCTGTCTCACGAGAAAACTCACCTTCCTGTTTTGCCGCGCCTACAACATCTGCTGGTCTGGATGATTTCTTACCGATGGGGCTACCCTCCTGTCTGCGCTACATAGCTACAGTTGTTACGTTTCATTTCCATCAGCAAGTAATCTACGCCGACTTCAAAGGCTTCTTCTAATCTAGCTTTTAATGTGAAGCCCATGTGTGTATTAAGTTTAACCGCTTTTAAATTGTTCGCTGGAACTAGACCGTATATACGGTTCACTCCCATGTGATTGAACATAAAATCAAAGCAGCACTCTAAAAATTGATGCCGTAGGAGTAAAGGAGTAGTGAACATCAAATGGCACTGAACACTGTTACCTGTCCAGTTATCCATGATACACGCTCCTACCGTATTGTTGGTATCTAAGTCTACTGCCATAATGCCAGTGGTGTCTTCGCACCGCTTGATACCTACTTGCTCATTACACCAGCCCCAATCACTAGGGCCATCAAAAGTTCTAAGTTCAATATTCATGTCGTAGTTTCCTAGTCTTTAAAGTAATGGCCCGCCTGTGTCGTAAATAACGTCCCAACCTAGTAATCTTGTGCGGTAACGGGTTTTACCCTTAGTGGCTACGGCTATGTACCGTCCAGCACCCCAGCTACCACCCATAGTAGGGAAAGTTCGGCTTTCAGTCGAACCCCATACGTTTTCGTCCCAGCGCCCTGCGTCCCATATCGCTGAGATATTACCTGCCGTGGGTGTAAGTTGGAAATCATTACCCTCGGCTAAGTCAAAATCATATCGTGCTTGAGAGCTGTGCAATGGCGCTTCGGTAGCAAGAAAATCAGGACGTATTAACTTAACCCGTTTATACACGCCCGCCGACCCTAAAGCTCGGTAAGATGTAAGCACTGAAAACTCTATGTCCTCGCCATTGAAAGCAGGGTTTACAGGGGTTATTACTGCGTTGTCTACTGATACGTCCATACGCATAACGCTGCCATCGGCTGTGCCGAAGAACACGCTATCTTTGTATTGGGTGAAGCACTCCATCGGCACACCGCGCCAGATGCCCCAGCCTTGGGTAGCTATGTTGTAGTAATACTGTATAGGTGCATCTGAACCCAAGGTAGGGGTAGCAAGTAGCAACCCACCCTCGGTAGGAACCATAGCCACATTCCACCCGCGTAAAGCGCGTTTCTCTTTCATGTCGCTACGAATAGCAGCGGCAATCTTGGCTGAGATCGTTGTACCGTCCATATCCGCTAGAAGCGCGTTAGTGTCCACTCCTTTAAGCAGGTCGTTCATACTGACTATGCCGTAGGAGGATAGCAATAGCAGCTCCCCACCCTGTTCAGTACCAAAACGAGGTGTGTTAGGAATCTCACCTATGTACCAGATGCCTTTCATACCCCAATCATCTTCATCGGGGCCGCTACCTGTGTACATGATTACGTCACCCGCATGACTCACCGCCACTAGAATGTCGTCAACACCTGAACCGCCGTCTACTGTCCAGCTAAACAAGCCTTCTAGCGTACCGCCGTGTTGGAATTTGTCACCAAAATACTGCGCGGTGACTGTGCCAGTGCCAGAGAGTATAGGTAGGTAGTACCCTACAGTGCTGTTCTTTACGGCAAACCAGACGTTGTTTTTATGTGACATTACGAACTTAACGTCAACTTCGTTTATGCCGTCTAGTATGCCTGTGTTAGTCCATACGCCACCAACATAGGAGTACAACCCGTTAAGGTTATCGGCGTAGAAAAGCACATCATCTTCGGCTTGGTTGACGTAGTGGGTGTATGTGCCGTAGCCCGCATCAGGGTCTTGATTGGCGAAAACCACTAGCTGCACTGGTGCTACGTTATAGTCGGTAGCGTCCCAAATACCTTCGTTATTGATAGCGAAAAGTTTATCACCTACGTTATTCTCTTGGGCTGAGTCAAAAGGAATGAGAGTGTGTATGCCTGAGTTAGAACCCGCCTCCACGCCTACTGACCACTCGCGGTAGCCTTCACGAACCTTTAAGCCAAGCTCAAAAGGCATTAGGTTGTAGGTGTAGATACAGTGGCTAGGGTCTTCAAGATCACCTAACGACTTGCGAAGGTCAATACCGCTTAACGGTGAACGATAGCGGGCTACTTGGCTGGCTTGCTGTTGGGCAGAACCCACAGAACCTATACCACGCCCTATCATATCCCGAACCCTGTATCTGGGGTGTTATAGGCGTTTAGTAATCGGACACCGCCGCGTGAACCCCCCACATTAAGAACCCCTGCACCTTTGTCTTTACTGGTCAGGAAGTCAAAAATCTGGTTGTAGTCGGCTTGCGCTTTAGTGGTATCGAACCCGCCTGCCTCAAGGTATTTTACCTTCAATGCACGAGTGATTAAGGTCTTATCGAATAACGGTATGTCGCTAGGTAATGTCACTTCGCCTTTATATACGGGGCGGGTAGGGTCGGTAGCTTCATCAAGCACCCACCCTGTAGTGATGTACTCGAAACTGAGGTTCAGACCGTCAAAAGGCGGTATTGGATAGACGTTAAAGTTGTTCTGCGCGATACGAAAACTGGTGTATAGCGTATTTGAGGCCAAGTCACGCCCTTTAAGGAACGTCCACTCAGACGCGGAAAGCGGGCCACCTAACCTGATATGGTTGGTGTTATCCCATGCGGAATCGTTAGTTATGTAGCCGTAATCATCAGGCAGATCGTAAACACCTGTGTCA